TGTGAAATTATCTGGGAGAAAGATGGTGATTGGTATACTTCCAAGAATTTTTATAGAGTAGACGGAAAGACAAATCCGTATAGGCATAAGAAACATAGATTCGTTCAAACATCCTCCACGACTGCGATCATGGAGAACTATCATCTTGACTTGACAAGGCATGGTGAATGTGATATGATGTTTACGTTCCAAGATAATGTTTGGCATGGATCACTTAATAGTGATTTGTGTCTAGGTGAGCGAGGAAGTCGCATTGTCTCCGAAATACATCTTTTCGGAGATAAACTTCACAGCAAGGATCAAGGATTTGATTCTAACAACAACGTTGTTTGGGGTAGTCCTGACTTGTTCCGATTTATTAGATTATGAATAAAGACAAAAGAAAACTAAGAGCACAAGTTAAATCCAGATGGTATTATATCTTCTGGGGTGCTGCTACTGTATCTGTATTTGCAGGTCAGATTCACGTTGGTAACGGATTTAATAGGATGTCAGAAACACTTGAGAAGGTGTTTGAACGACCTGTTATGATCGAGATTCCTTATCCTAGAGATGGCGTTATATATTAAAAACCGTTGAGGAAATCTTAATTCATCCTTAAATGTAGCAAGAAATACTTGTATTTCAACACATACTATGCTAAATTGTTAGGTATCACAAATTAAGACACGACCATTGACTTACAAACGTAATCCCGAAGGGGTAAAAACTCTAACGGACGAAGAATGGGTGGAAATGATCGCTATTAAACAAGCCATAGCAGAAAATCCGTCTACTGTTCATCCAAGAAAAATGGAATACTTTACTGAACTATTAGTTCGGTCTGATTCTATCTACACGAGGCATGTACGAACATGAGTGGAGATTCATCCTTAAATGGACACACCCATAATGACGAACAACCTGTAATTTTTTATTCAAGCGATATGACGGAGGCTAAGAGAATAGTCCTCCTTCATAAACGTCAGCAATACCAAAACGAGATCCTTGAATGGCAAGGTTACTCTGTTCAAACCAGATGGAGAACAGGGAGTCCTATGCAGGGATAAATAACTAAAAACCTGCAGAGTTATGTCGTTAGATAATCTGTTCTTAGAAGAAACAGATCAAATTAATTTTATCGGAAAAGATGGTTTTTTCTGGTGGGTTGGTGAGGTCGAAGATAATGAAGACCCTATGGAATTAGGTAGGGTTAAGGTTCGAGTAGTTGGATATTATACTAATTTTAGAGGTGGAACTGTAGCAGATCTTCCATCAGAGAATTTACCTTGGGCTACAGTATTACAACATACATCTCAAGCAGGTAACGATGGACAAGGAGAATCATCAGGACAATTACAACCTGGTGCTATCGTTATGGGTTTCTTTATGGATGGAGAAGTCGCACAGATGCCAGTAGTTATTGGTGTTATGCGTGTAAAGAAATCATCAGAATCAAGAACTGAAAGAGATTTTTCATTCA